CTCTTGGAGCTACCCATGCAGTATGTGACCAAGGAGGACTACCGCATGGACATCAGCGAGATCAAGGAGATGCTCAACAAGATTTTCGACAAGCTGGACAACAAGGTTGATAAGTAACTGAGGACGCACCCATGATCACTCTGCTTACCACCGTTGTTTCGTTTCTCGCCGGGGGCCTCCCCAAATTGCTCGCGTTCTTTCAGGATCGTGGGGACAAGCGCCATGAGCTGGAGCTTGCTAAATTGCAATTCGAGCGCGAGCTGACACTCGCCAAGGAGGGCTTCGCCGCCCAGACCAGAATCGAGGAGATACGCACCGACCAGATCGCCCTACAGACGGCGGTGCAGGAGCGGCAGGCTTTGTACTTGCACGACTCGTCCATCGGGGAAGGTGCCTCGCAGTGGGTCGTCAACGCGCGCGCGATGGTGCGGCCCGTCATTACCTATGGCCTCTTCACCCTCTTTGTTTTCATCGAGATGGCCGGTATGTTCTACGCCTTTCACACGGGCGTTGCGTTCATCGAGGCCATCAATCAGTTGTGGGATTACGAGACTCAACTCATCTGGGCCAGCGTTGTGGCGTTCTGGTTCGGGACACAGTCTTTTGGCAAGAAATGAAAATAAGCGCCAAAGCGCGGGAGATTCTCAAGCACCATGAGGGCGTGCGGCTTCGCCCTTACCGTTGCCCTGCGCTCATCTGGAGCGTGGGCGTAGGCCATGTAATCGATCCGATGCACCTTGAGGTCAAATACCATGAACGCAAGAACCTACCGATCCCAGAGGGGTGGGATAGAACCCTCTCTGCGCAGGAGGCAGACGACATACTGGCAAAAGACCTTGCGCGCTTTGAGCGAGGGGTACTCAGACTTTGTCCTGATAATCTTACTGATGGCCGGTTTGATGCACTCGTCAGCTTCAGTTTTAATGTTGGTCTTGGCAATCTCCAGCGCTCATCTGTGAGGATGCGCCACAACCGGGGCGACTTTGCGGGAGCAGCCGATGCGTTCCTGATGTGGACGATGGCGGCGGGGAAGGTGCTGCCGGGTCTGGTGCGGCGGCGAAATGACGAGCGCGCAGTGTATCTGGGGGCATAGACTTTGAGACCGAGCAAACGGCTACTTTGCCTTATTAACAAAAAGGTACGGCAATGACAACCGCGGCGGTGATGACCTATGACTCGTTAGTGTCGGACATCTCTTCATACCTGGAGAGAACCGATGATGCGACTCTTGAAAAGGTTCCGACCTTCATCATGTTGGCCGAGCAGGTTATTGCCAGCCAGATAAAGTTCCTTGGCAACCTGACCCCGATGACCTCAACGATGACAGCAAGCCAGCCCATCATCGACAAGCCTGCTCGGTGGCACAAAACGGTTTCTATGAATGTGACCGTGTCCAACCAAAAGACACCGATTCTGCTGCGCAAGTATGAGTATCTGCGCGAGTACTGGCCAAACCCCACCGAAACTGATGTTCCGTTGTATTACGCGGATTATGACTACACGCACTGGTTGGTGGCCCCAACGCCAGATGATGATTATGCGTTTGAGGTGCTGTATTACGAAAGAATACAGCCCCTGGACTCCTCCAACCAGACCAACTGGTTCACCATCTACGCCCCGCAGGCGCTGCTCTACGGGACGCTCTTGCAGGCGATGCCGTTCCTGAAGAACGATGATCGCATTTCGATGTGGCAGGGTCAGTATGACCTGATCATGCAGACGCTGAAGCAAGAAGACATTCAGCGTATCGGTGACCGCCAAGCTGCCGTATTGGATACATGACCATGAGCTACAACAGCCCATTTACCGGAAACGTCATCCAGCCCACGGATGTTGCGTACCGTTCAGTCACCCTGACGGCCAACACCCAACTGGAGTGGCCGATCAATGGCACCTCAACCGATGACTATGCGGCCAGGATCATGGAGGTCAGTGCCAGCTCTGCCGGTCTTGGGTTGTATATGCCACCGGCCGATCAGGCATCTACCGGGGAAGATGCCCTGATCCGCAACGTCGGCGCGAACTCGTTCACGGTCAAGGACTATGGCGGAACAAATACCATCGTAAGTATCGCCGCTGGCGAGTCCAAATACATCTACATCACTACAAACGCGAATAACCAGGGCACATGGGGAATCATTGCCTTCGGCGTCGGGTCATCCTCTGCTGATGCTGCGACGCTTGCCGGGTATGGGTTGCTTGCGATCTCGACAACGCTCAATCAAAGCCACCCGGTAACGACCTTCTCCACCAATACCACGGCAATTTCTTCCTTCAGGGCCCAAGCCTATGTATGGACTGGTGGTGCAGGCACCTTGACACTTGATGCGGCAGCAACACTTGGCAACAACTGGTTCTTGCTGCTTCGTAACGCCGGAACCGGGTCACTGACCGTGACCGGAACAGGCGGCAACCTAATCAATGGATCATCTGATGTAATTTTTCAGCCAGATGATTCGTCAGTTATTGTTTGCTCAGGGGCAACTTTTTACACAGTTGGTCTGGGAAAATCCACGCAATTCAACTTTACCCAACTGACCAAGGCGGTAACGACCGGAACCTATACCCTTACATCAGCCGAGGCATCAAACGTCATCCAGAAATATACCGGCGTGTTGGTTGGAAATGTCACCATAGTGGTTCCCCAGACCGTGCAGGTCTATTACGTTCAAAACGCCACAACTGCCGGCTCGTATACGTTGACCATACAAACCTCTGCTGGTGGGGGGGCGTCAACTGCAACAATTGCTGCAAACAACCAGGCCACGTTAATCTGTGATGGCACAAACATCGTAAATGCTAATACGGTTCTTGCCGGTTCATCTGCCATATCCCTTGTAAACGGTTCGGTATCAAACCCATCGCTGAACTTTGCGTCTGAAACAACGACAGGAATTTATCGGGCTGCTGGAGGCCAGTTCAATATAGCAATCCTTGGCTCTGCATTATTTGACCTGGATGCAAACGGACTTACCATTGGTGGCACTGGAATCTTCACTGACGGGATATCTGGTGGAACATTTCCATGACCAAAAAAGTCTTTTCAATAGACACCACGCCTGGGATACAGAAAGATGGCACCTATTTTGACAAAAATTTCTATACTGACGGCAGGTGGGTCAGGTTTCAGCGTGGGCGCCCCCGTAAGATAGGAGGATTCAGGGCCATTTCCACGCAATCCAATGGCGTGTCCAGGGGCATTTATGTCAATTCCGAGGATGGCATTAGCAAGATTTTCAATGGATATGACGCCGGCATACAGGTCATTGATATTGACAGCAACGGGGTGGGTTCTGGAATAAATGAGATGAAGTTCGGTGGAGAAATACTTACCACCGGGACCCTAACGCCAGGGGCCGCTTATACTGATGGCGTCTACCTCAACGTGGCATTGACGGGCGGCTCGGGCTCCGGGGCTACGGCCGACATCACGGTGGCGGGCAACCAGGTCACAGTTGTAACCATCGTAAATACGGGCAACTATTACTGCGTGGGCGATGAGTTAAGCTGTCCCGCCGCCGATATCGGGGGAACCGGGTCAGGTTGGTCAATAGAGATAACAACAGTTGACAATGAATTTGCCGAGAGCGAAGAAATTCTCTGGCAATTCGATGCCCTCTATGACTCACAGGGCACGGGTGCGAATTTCCTGTTAGCCCACCCAGGCCACAACATCTCGGAGATTGACTCGACTGTCTCCACTGCCGTGCTGGGTGGGCCGATCAACGGCACCGTGCTTGCCCCCCTGAAGGACACAAACGGCGCCAGTCCGAGCGGAGACACCATTACCGTATCAGGCGGGGTTACGGTTCTTCACCCCTATGTGTTTGTCTACGGGGACAACGGGTTGATAAAGAACTGCGTGGCCGGGGACCCATACGACTGGAACGGCTCTGACGCCAACGAGACCAACGTGGCATCCACCAAGATCGTCAAGGGGTTGCCGGTCAGGGGGGGGTCGAACTCCCCGTCAGGTCTTTTCTGGGCGCTGGATTCCCTCATCAGGGTCTCATACGCCCCGACAACCCTCACGATCTCTGGAACCGCGCAAACATTCTTTTGGCGCTATGACATCATCTCATCTCAGACCTCCATCCTGTCCTCACAGTGTGTGATTGAATATGACGGTATTTTTTATTGGGTCGGAGTTGACAGGTTCTTGCTCTACAACGGCACCGTCAAAGAGATCGCTAATGTCTACAACCAGAACTACTTCTTTGACAACCTGAACTACGCCCAGAGACAGAAGGTATGGGCAACAAAGGTCCCGCGGTACGGGGAAATCTGGTGGTTCTACCCGTCTGGTGACTCGGAGGAGTGCAACAACTGCATCATCTACAACGTGCGCGAGAACTGCTGGTACGACGCCGGCATGGGCGATGGCGCAACCAGAACTGCGGGATACTTCTCTCAGGTTTTTCGTTTCCCAATCAACGCCGGCTCCGAGTTGTCCGAGGCGCAGAATATATTCTCCACAACGGTCAACACGGTCAATGGCTCAAATGTCATCGAAGTCCCGGTCACCAACCTGATCGGCCTGGGCCAGGAAATAGTTTGCTCAAACATCCCCTCCGGCGCGGCTGTCAAGACAATTGTTGAAAGCGCCGCGGCGGGGTTTTTTGATGTGTCTCTTTATGACTCAAATACGGGCGAGGACGTTAACGCCACTGCCACAAGCACCGGGATTGCCGCAACCTTCACAACGGTGGCCGGGAAAATCTCCATCTGGCAGCATGAGATCGGGTCAGACAAGGTGGTAAACCAGAACGTCACGGCCATAGAGTCATATTTTGAGACCTCCGACTTGGGGTGGGTGGGAGGCGGTCCCGCGCAGACCACGGCGTTAGGAGACAACGTCTGGATTCACCTCGAGCGTATTGAGCCAGACTTTGTGCAGGAGGGTCAGATGTCTGTGCAGGTGGTAGGGCGCCCATACGCTCAGGAGGAAGACGAAATATCGGACCCTTATTACTTCGATGCCGATACCGGCAAGATAGATATGCGGGAGCAGCGACGCGAGCTGCGTCTGCGGTTTACAAGTAACGTGGCCGGAGGCGACTATCAGATGGGTCGCGTCCTGCTGAACGCCAACGTGGGCGATGTGCGGGGTTACTGATGACGCTAGCTATTGTATATGACCCCAGGTATCACACATGGGAGTCATGGTCGAGCCTCATGGTGGAGGCCTACGCCGAGCAGCAACTGGCGGCCGGTGTGCCCGAGAAGAGCTGGCAGGATTGGGCGAACGGGTTGAATGCGGTTGATGTGTTTATGAATGAGTCTGTTCCCTCTGCCAAGCAATACGACAACTGGCGGGACTGGGCTACGGCCCTGGTCTATGCCGTCAACCCGAACCTTTATCAACCCGAGCCTGTCTGAACAGCTCCAAGAACCAGCATAACCGGCGATGGACTTCATTAAATTATTCAACGTGGTTTCCGATGTGGCGCGTCCGGCGCACGTCGGCGAGAACCCGGCGAAAACCATGAAAGACACGCTGTCCGACATCGGCATCGACAGCCTGGATACCCTGGTGCTGTCAATGTACCTGTGCGAGCTATTTGGGATACCGGACGATGACAAGACAAAGGCATGGCGCCCCGTCTCGGTGCAGGACTTTTTTGACTACCTAATGCTCCGTAAAACGCAGCAGCCCGAGTCAATTGAGGCGGCTCTGGCGGCAATCAAATGATCTACCTGACCGACTACCGCACGGCGTCAACCACACACACTGACCTGTTCGGGGACATCGTGTACCCGCAGCGGGTGCACTGGTTTCCTGATACCTACAGCAAGACCAAGAGCGGTTTGTTCTATGTCCCCCACAAGCTGGCGGAAAAGGTTCTTGATCCGCAACTGGCGCAGCGCCTGCACTCTGAGCCGGTCGGCAAGGCGGCCTTTATCCTTGCTGGCGGGAATGCCCACTTTGCGGGGCTCAACCAGCGCGAGTACAAGAGCCGCCTGAGCTACAACTACAAGTTCCTGCCCTTCACGCTGACCCAGGTCTACGCCGGGCGCACGGCCCAGACCTTTGGCAGGATGGACATGATCACGACCGATGCCTCCGCGTGCGCGAGCAGCCTGAAGGTGATGATGGACGTGGAGACCCTGATCAAGCACTACGACTTTGACCGGGTCATCGTATTCACGGTTGAGGACGGGGTATCAAACGCGGTGCTCGAGTTCTTTGGGCAGTCACAGGCCGTTCTGACGGCAAAGGACGAGGCCTACACCGGCAAGAAGCCCTCGGCCTTTGATGGCAAGAACGGCGGCTTCTATGTTGGTCAGGGGGCCGCCTTGGCGGTCTTTGAGTCCGAGCGCGCAGTCAAGCGCCTCAAGCGCGAGCCTCTGGCTAGGCTTGTGGGCGCCTACAACGCCTCCGAGGACTCCACCAATGCGCTGGGCCAGTGCGAGGATGGGCAGGGCTTCCTGAGGGCCATTGAGGGGGCCTGTCACTACAGCAAGACCATGCGCGGCGACATATCGGTCATCAAGACCCACGGCACCGGGACTGACTCAAACAACAGGGCCGAGAAGAACGCGATCCTGGGGGCGGGCCTGAGGGACTTTGTCGCCACCGCCTACAAGCCCAGGATAGGGCACACCATGGGCTCCTCGGGGTTGCTAGAATCGCTGCTGCTGCTCGAGGACATGAAGAGGGGGGTAGTCCCTCCAATAGATAACCGAACCGAAACCGATTCGGTTTTCCTGTCGGAAGCGACACGCCCCCCCAAAGGGTTGATGCTTGGGTTGGCCGCTGGGATGGGGAACATCTACAGCGCCGCGATCTTCGAGGGGCTGTGAGATGCTGGTAGACAGCAAGGAAAAACAACTTGGCGAGCAGGCGCTCCTGATGGTCGCTGCCCAGGAGACCAAGTCAAAATACTCCGCAGCCCAGGTCTACGCGGCGATTGTGGGGGAGATGAACCTGCGCGGCACCACCACCTACCGTGCAGGCAACACCATCTTCGTGATCCATCACGCCGAGGGCAGGGTGGGCATCTTCAGGGCCCTGAACGCCGACACCGCCCGCAATTACCTGGAAAACTCCTACGAGTTCATCCAGGCCGCGTATGAGATGGGTTTCGATACCCTGGTGACAACCTTTGAAGACCCGACAATCCTCAACATCTTCAAGGCAATATCCCGTAATCCGCCACGCGAGCAGATGGGATACAGGGCCGAAAAGACCCCGGATGGATACCGCGTGACCGTGAAGATTGGGCCTAAGCGGGAGGGCAGCCAATGAGCGCGGTCTTCGATGCGGTATCAGATGTCGTTGAGGACGTTGTAGACGTTGTCGGCGATGTTGTCGAGGCCGTTGGCGACGTAGCCAGTGGCGCCATCGAGTTCGTTGGCGATACCGTCGAAAGGATCGTAGAGGACCCGCTACCAACGATACTTTCCATAGCCGGGGCTGCGGTTGGAATCCCGCCGCCATTGACCGCAGCGGCGGTTACCGTTGCCAGGGGGGGTGACCTTGAGGATGTTGTGCTGTCCGCCGGGACCGCCTACCTCGCGCGATCTGTTCCAGGCGCGCTGTCAGAGACCCTCTCTCCGACAATCACCGAAGTGATTGGGAACCCAGAAGTTGCCAGTGCGGTGGTCAACGGGATCAGCAGCGGCCTGGTCAACGGCACCGTGGCCGAGATAAGTGGCAGGGGTGACTTTGATGATGCGTTTGCGGGAGGGTTTACAGGGTCAATCATCAACTCCTCTGTGGGCGAGATATCAAAGTTCGTTACACCAGACGTGCAGGAAATGCTCACCAACGCGGGCCTTGACCCATCTACGGCAGGCAACATCGTCGGGGCTGGCACAAGGGCCGCAGCGTCCGGCATCACCGCCGAGCTTACTGGAAGGGGAAGTTTTGAGACAGCGTTTGCCAACAGCATCGGCAAAAATGCAATCAATTTCGCAACTAATTCGATCAGCGGGCAGTTCCGTTCCGTTGAACGGGGCGGTGTTGAACAAGGCCGGTTTGAGGACGATGACCAATACTATGCAGGTGAGACCGCCACTGATACGGAGAGCACCGGCGCCGGCATCCCAGAATCCCTTATCAGTGAGGTTGCCGATCCTGATTATGAGATTGATGAGGTAAGGGCGCGCGCAGGAAGCGATCAACTTCCCGCGCCTACGGAGCTTGGCTTTGCGGTAGCGCCCCCAAACTATGAGCTGGATGAGCTCATGGCGCGCGTGGGCGCAGACTTACCGTCATTCACTCCTGATTATGAGGCTGATGAAGTAACTGCGCGCGCTGGCACAGACTATCCTGATTTTGAGGCTGATGAAGTAGCTGCGCGCGTGGGCGCAGACTTACCGTCATTCACTCGCCTGCCTAGCCTAGGCAAACCGCGTAAGAGGATTCCCAGTGGGTATGCGCGTGTAGTCAAAGGCTTTCCCAGAAAACCGCATGAGAGGATTCACCGCGGTCTAGTTGACGCAGATCGGTTTGATGAGACCGAGGCACCGGGCCCGGTCCCAGAGTCTGGTCCACAACTCACCCAGGATGGCACCGACCTCGAGTTCCCTACAGCTCCCATGGGACCAGCGGAAGATGCAATTGATGTGCCACAGATCGCAGGTGCCCCCCATAGCGACACGGGGTTGGCGATACCCTACAACCCGTATGAGCCCGTGTCGCAGGTCACACCACAGGAGACAACCGAAGAGCAGGGGCCACCGGTTGATATTGTAGGCGCCATACAAAAAAATGAAACAGAAACACCTGCAGGGTTGAGAGGCGTTGCTTCACAAACAGGGCGAGCTCTTGATCAAAACATCGGCGCCCTGAAAAGGTTCATGCCGCCCATGGACTTTGGTCTCACCAGAGGGGTCACCAGACAAAGGCCCGCAATGCCACGGGCACAACAACCGAGCCCGGTGCGCGGGCTCGCGCAACCGCGGCCCGGCGTTGCCCTCCCGGTGCCCAGACAACCGTTGCCCATTGAGGGCATGAGCGGTCTACCTCGTTCGGCGCCAATATCAGCCACGGCACCTAGGAGGATGGATATTAGAATGCTGACCCCAATCACCAGCGTAGAATCGCTGACCTCTATCTTGAATCGCGGTAAGGGATAATCATGGCTATCCTAAGAAAACGCAGCGCCGGAACCCCTTCTGTAAACCAACCCAGGCAACCAGGGATAGGTCAAATGTCACAGCGCCTTAGAAGTGCGTTCCCTGGGCGTACTCTTTCCGCTCTCAGGATGAGCGCGCCCACAGGCGTTGCGCGTGCCGTAATGGCACCAGCCCCGCAACCTGCTGGCATCAACCGCTTTGCAAGAGCCCCTCGCGCACCGTTGCGCCGCGCCCCTATGTCTAGGGCACCGCAACCTTCACCACAACCCGCTGGCATCAACCGCTTTGCAAGAACCCCTCGCGCACCGTTGCTGCAACCTTCATTTGCGGCACCGACGCAACCGACTAATAACCGACTGACCACAAGTGGCGCAGTGACTGGTTTGGGTGGTGTAACTGGACTGGCTGGAATTAACGATGTTTTGTCCTCCCCCCCAGCTAGTTCCCAAGCTGGTCCCTCATACATGATGGCCGGAGATGATGGTGTTTATACGCCCCCCACCCCTGAGCGGATTGAAGAATTTAACCGGCTATACGCAGAACAGCAAGAGCTCCTTCGCCGTCAGCGCAGCCAACCATTGTCAAATGCAGCGCCATCCGTACCGCCGTCGCTCACCGACTCTAGAATGGTCTTTGACCAAAGCCTTAACCCTGAGGGATCGGCTGGAGTCTACAGAGACATGGGTAGACAAGGCGGAGTTTCTGCCGGTGAGTGGTTATCACAGCCCCCTGTGTACAGTTCGCTAACCGGACGCCAAACCATAGGCGATGGCGGTGGTGGCCTAAGTGCTGTCAATACGCAAGTGGTACAACCACGGCCTGATTTCCCTAGCGCTGCTGATTATGCAAACTTGCGTCAATACGGTGAGACTTATCGCTACGATCCAAATCTAGGATGGATTACAGCGCGTGATTATTCTCCAGATTCCACGAATCTAGTGGCTAATACACCAGTGGCTAGTGCGCTAGCGTCGCTACCCTCCAGCCGTCTTACTGATTTCTATGTCAATCCGATTCCATCTCCAGAAATACCTGAAAAGGGGATGTGGGAGTTGGAGGAGGAACTAAGGCGCGCGGGAATCAGAAAGGAAGATGTGCCGGTTTTGCCTATTGACTTGACTCCAGTTCCTATTCAGGCTCCTATTCAGGCTCCGGCTCCGGCTCCAGTGGCAGTTGCCAAATCACAGCCACCCTCCAGCGGTTTTACCGATTTCTATGGCAATCCGATTCCAGTTCCAGAAATACCTGAAAAGGGGATGTGGGAGTTGGAGGAGGAACTAAGGCGCGCGGGAATCAGAAAGGAATTTATAGATGAGCCGGTTTTGCCTATTGACTATGGTAGCAGGGGGTCGGTGCTTCCG